CATCGACGATGCGCTTGATGAGCTTGTGCATGATGGGACGATTGATCGAGTTTGTGCGGGTGATCTCGGCATCCTCGAAGCGCGGCTGGAGGCCGGGCTCGCAGAGCGCGAGGTGGTGAAAGCGGAGTTTCCGGATCTCCCGGTCGTAGGCGTTGTTCAGCCAGTGGCCAGGGCCGTCAAAGTCGGACTTCTTGAGGCGCGTCCCGACCGACACCCCCCAGCCGTTCTCAATCGCGCGCAGCGCCTGCTCGGTCTCGATCGTGCCCTCGCAGCAGAACCAGCCGCGGTCGGCGTCGAAGTACGCCTTGTCGATGCGGCCGTTCGCGTGGTCGACCAACTCCTCGGCGGATAGGTTGGTCGGGACGTGGCCGATCGTCAGCGGGCAGCCGATCAGGGTCTCGAGGTTCTCGTCGATCGCCGGCTTCTTGATCAGCTCCTGGCCGGGCATCGTCGGGCTGTCCTCGTAGTTCACGACGCCTGGCGTCATGAACCAGCACTTGAAGCGCTTCCCGGTCTGGACGAAGTTGACGCGCTCGACGTGGACGTTGCGGTCCTCAGCTGTGTCAGCTGCGGGAGGGGCTTCGAGAAGTTCGGCGACGGGCGGCATTCATGGGAATGAGGACCAGCCGGAGTCCGCTAGGCGGACGTCGCACCGAACGTCGGGACTGAGGATTTGAGCCGAAACGGCGCGGGATCAAGACTTTTTTTGCAAACCGCGGCCGGCGCCCTGCATGGCGGTGAGCCGCTGCAGTGCGGATTTGCGGCGCTCGAGAGCCTCGTCCATGCGCCGGCGCGCGGCTTCCTGCATGGCGATCTCCCGCCGGAGAGCGTTGCAGCGCTCAATGTGCTGGTCGGCGGCGATCATGCGGGGCGCACCCGGATGGTGACCGGGTGGAAGATGACGGGCTGCGGGAGGACGACGGGCGACTGGACCGGCTGGACTGATCGGCAGAGGCAGCCGGCCGAGGTCGGCACCGGACGGCCGCACGAGATGCAGCGGCCCGCGAGGTCGACCGGGCAACCGCCCAGGGTGGTGGAGATCGGGATCATGCGACCCTCCGGGCCTGCAGGTTCAAAATGGGCCTTGCGACACATCGGCAGTTATGGAAGATCAGCCCGTTGATCCCGTACCACCCCATCGCTGTCTCCAAGTTATAAACATGTCCCGCAAATTTCTCCCGTCTCACCTCGACCACGCGAAGCGCCTTCTGGCCCAGGGCATGACCCTGAAGAAAATGGAGAAGATCGTCGGCTTCGGTCCGGACTGCCTGTCGCGTAAGCTCCGCGAGGCTGGTGTGGCGATCCCACAAATCCACGCTGCCTGGAACAAGCTGGCGCCCGATCCCGCGCCGCTCGTCGCGGCCTACACCGGCGGGGAGAGCGAGCTCGCCATCAGCCTGCGGACGGGCCTTGGCCGCAACGTGATCCGGCGTGTTCTGGTCGAGCAGGGCATTGCGATCCGGACCGGCTCGGAGGCCAACCTGATCCGCATGCAGCGGTTGAGCCCCGACGCCCGCAAAGCTCTGACGAAGGCCTCCCATGCTGCCGTCGCCAAGCAGCCCCGGGAGTGGTGGCAGAAATTGCATGCCAAGTGCGCGGACCGCCGTTGCAAGCGCCGCGGCAAAGGTGAGGCCATCCTGGAGGAAGCGCTGCGCCGCCACGGCCTGCCGGTTGAGCCCCAGAAACCGTGCGGGCCCTACAATCTCGATTTTGCCGTCGGCACCATCGCCGTCGAAGTCGTCACGACTACCCCGCGCCACTCGGCGAATCGACACTTCGCGGAGCGCGTCGAATATCTCGCTCAGCACGGCTACACGGTCATGGCGGTCCAATTCCCGGCCAAGCGGGAGGACGTGCTCGGCCGGCAGCTGGATGACGTAGTCCGCCTGATCGAGTTCGCCTATCGCCTTCCACCCCTGGCTCGTAAGCACCGGGTGATTCGGTGTAGCCTTGAACGATTTGCCATCTTCCGTAACGAACGTGGCCAACTCGCCAGCATACCAGCGCCGGAACGCTTTTTTTACACGGTGTGCGATTTCGACCCGCGCGTCTCCCGGTAGGCAACCCCAAACCATCCCGGGGTTCGCGTGAATGCCCCGTTCTGAATCGGCCAGAGGGGGGTCATCCCAGCTGAAGGTTTTCCCCTCGAGCTTCTTGTGGTCGAGCCGCACCTTCGCATCGCGGCGGGTGTCCCAGCGGTACTCGGTCGACCCGACGTCCTGGGCGCGCGCCTGGATGAACTCGGAGGCCAGCATGGTGGTCTCCTGCTGGGCGAGGAACTTCGCCTTGCGCTGGGTCACCCCGTACTGGTTGCGGAGGATCTCCTGGATGCGGTCGAAGCGGCCGCCCTTCTGCCAGTTCTCCTCGACCATGAGGCGGAGCTTCCTGGTCTGCTCCTCGGTGAAGTTCTTGATGGGCAGTTCGAGGGTGTCGGTCAGGTGCTCGCGGACCTGGCGGGTCATCGAGGCCGAGAAGTCCGCCGGCACCGTCACAGCCTCGATGGCCGTCATGCCCTTCTGGGCGTCGCCGACCGCGCTCACGAATTGCTGGTTGAGGTCCTTGAGGATCTTGCCGATCACGCCATCGATGCCCAGGCCGAGGACCGGCGTGTCGGCGACGTTCTGGCCCACGAGGTCCAGGGTGCGCTTGATGCCCTCGTGGAGATCGAGCGAGCGTTCGCGCGCGGCCGCCACGGCGCCGCGGAGCGCGTAGGGCATCTGGTCGAGGGCCAGCCGGTAGACCTTGCCGCGCTCGTCGAACTTGGCGCCCAGCTGGCGGAGGGCCCGGGAGATCTTGGCGTTGAAGTCTCCTGAGAAGGCCCCGTTGGCGTAGATGAGCCGGCCGCTCCGGAGGGCCGCGTCGATCTCCGGGCTGACCGTGGCGTTGTCCCGGACGACGCTCGGGAACTCGCCCATCTCGACCAGGAGCTTCTCGACCGAGGCGTCGAAGATGATAATCGGCAGCGGGCCGGCCGGATCGTCCTGGAGGGCCGCGTACCACTGGTGATGGCCGTCCACCACGTAGAGATCCAGCGAGACCAGGACGGAGCGGTCGCCGTCGTTCTTCCGGGCCCGCTCGACCTTGGCCGGCGAGAACATCGCCTGGGTGGGCTGGAGTTCGTTGGCCGGCATCTCCCCGGCCTTGTGGGCGATGCCGCGCGCCGCCAGGAATGCGATCAGGGCGCCGCGGTGCGAGGCCTCAACCTGCGGCATGTCGCTCCGCTGGACGCCCAGCGACCCCAGCTCGGCCGGGAAGAGCTCCCAGTCGTCCAGGGCGTTCGTCCGCTCGATGTCCATCAGGTCCAGGATCGGCTTCCAGACCGCCTCGTCGAACCACTCCATGATCTTGTCCTCGAGCTCGGTCTCGAGCGCGCGGGGCGGGACGACGGCCTCGAGGTCGACTTGCATGGTCAGGCGGAGCCTCCGCGGCGGTCGTGCTCTTCCCGCTTGGCCTTGATGTTGACGGGGCCCTTGCGTAGTTCCGCGACCATCTCTGCCGCCTGGTCCGATGCGCCGTTGATCCAATTCGACGCATAGGGACCGGCGCATAGGCAAAGTGGGCAGCGCGGGTTCCCGGCTTCATCCGGGGCCATTAGCCCCAGGCCGGCCGTCTCGAGGGCCTGGGAGACGATCATGTTGTTGGCCGCCATCAGAGGGTCGAAGTCCTCGAGGTGGAGCACGTCCGGATCCGTCAGGGATTTCTCCATCTGGCGCATCAACTCGTGGCCGTCCTTGGCGATGAAGTCGCCGAGACCCCGCGTTGTGATCGCAGCCTTGAGCTCATCCCAATGGGGCTTGCAGATGTTCATGCCATGTCCCTCGGTTGCCACTTTCCGTCTTTCCATCGGGTCTTGGCCGGCTTGGGAGGGAGATCCCAATCGAGGAGCCGAACGTAGACGTGGAAGTTGCAAATCTCTCCCCTGGCGCAGAGGTAACTCGCATTGGCGTCGCCGTTCGCGTCGACGCTGTGGAGATCGAGCCCTGCTCGACCGCCGCACTTTGGGCATCGTGTCATCAGACCGAGGCCTCCCCCGAATATCCCCCACGATCCTGGAGGCATCTCACCGAAGTCTGTGGACCGCACGAATGGAACTCGACGGTTTGGGTCGCACGGTTGCTCGACAAATCCAGGCAGAGGAATTGCGTTCAGCATGATACCAGGCGCCCGTCGATGAGGTGGCCGTGCCAGGAGTTTCGTGGATCCGGGTGGTCCTTGTGAGGCGGGTTGCGGAAGATGCTCGGCTGCAGGGTTGGCTTCTGCTCGTTGCCGTTCCATCCCCATGGGCCCTCATTCTGCGGCGCCCCGTTGACGACCGGGATGGGTGCCACCGTCCCGCTCTCGTTGCCCGGGATCCAGATGACGATCTCGACCGCGCGCCCCTGGGCGTCTCGTGTCCAGAAGAAGTCGCCCGGGCCCTTGAGCAGCGCCTCGGAGGCGCTGGGGAACCATGGGGCCGGATACGTCGGGCCGACCGGGTCGACGAGACGGCAGTCGACGCTGTCGCGGTTGATGCTCATTCCCGGAAGGCCATGTCGGAGTGGGCATCCATGGCGACCGTCTTGATGCGGCCGGTGACCAGGTCGGAGAAGATCCGGCGCGCGGCGTGGCGCCCGTAGTGGTTCTGCAGCTGCTGGAGGGCGTAGCAGTCGCCCAGCTTCTGGGGCTCGCGGCCGAGGTGCGGGTCGAAGATCTCGACGAAGCCCTGCTGGCGCTGGATCTCCTGGACGACGGGCTCGAGGCGGTGCACGGCCGCCTGCGCCCGGCGGAGCCGCCAGCGATAGACGACGAGCCGGATCTTGCGGAGGAGCCTCATTGACCGGGGACACCCAAAGGATGGGCGGTAAAGGACCCGAGCTTGCGGAAGACCGCCACCCGAACCGATTCGCCGCCGTCTTCCTTGAAAACCTCAAAGGCTGACCGGACCCGCAGGTCGGTGTTGCCCATCAGGCCGCGCTGGAAGCGCTGCCAGTCGTCCAGGTTGCAGAGGATCACGGCGCCGAGCGCGGTCGTCCCCAGGTAGGCCCCGATGAAGTTGCTCTCATCGCTCGGCCGAACGGCGTTGATCTCGCAGTAGACGATGTCGCCATATTGGAGATCGGCGCCGGCCACGGCCGGAGCTTTCTCGGTGCTGCCGAAGCTGACGGTCTGGGGGTTCACGCTGCCTTTTTCTTCGGCTTGGACTCTCCCCCGAAGACGCGCTTCTTGCCGGCGCGCTTCTCGGCCTCCTCGGCGAAGCCTGCCTCCTCGGCGCCTGGCGCCACCGCCTCGCGGGTGCCGTTGAGGACGCCGGTCTCGACCGGCAGCAGGTCCTCCTTCTTCAGGGCCTCCGATGCCTCCTTGCCGTCGTAGAGGCCGAGGTTGTAGAGCTCGGTGATCCGGCTCTGCTTGGCCGTCTTCACGATCTCCATGTCGGTCTGCTTCATCACCCGGAGCGACGGCCACTCGCACTCGATGTCCTCCGGGACGAAGCCGAAGAGTTGCTGGCAGCGGATCCCGGCGGTCTCGATCACCAGGGGCTCGGCGACCTCCCGGACGGTCTCGACGATCGAGTTGTAGTTCTCGAGGGAATCCTCGCCCGAGGAGAACCCGCCGGCGCTCTCGCCGAAGAGCTTGTTGCGCGGGAATTTCAGGTCCGAGCAGAGGTTGAGGCGGAGCTGCTCCCAGGCGTCCGAGAGGCCGGTGAAGATTCCGCCGAGCTGCTTCTGCTCGTACTCGTCGTCCTTGTCCATGACGATGGCGTTCGAGAAGTTCTTCAGCTGGTTGGTCAGCAGGACCGCCTGGCGGACGCGCTCGGTGCCGTTCGCCGAGGCCAGCAGGGAGTTGTAGCCCTTCATCTTCCAGACGTCGATCTTGGCCTCGTCGAGGAGTTCGAAGATCAGGTTTTCGAACTTGAGGAAGCTGTTGATCGTCCGGACGCAATGCTCCATCTCGGACATCCCCCAGCCCTGCAGGCGGAGCCGGATGTAGGACGGCGCCTCGTTCCAGAGGATCTTCAGGACCCGGCTGGCATTGAGCGGGTAGCCGTAGTAGTTGAAGGGGATCGGCTGGGTGGAGTCGAAGATGTTCTGGTTCGACAGGACGAGCTCCCAGCGGTCGGCCGGGATGAAGACCAGCGGGGAATCCGGCCGGATCGCATCGATGTCGAGCGGCTTCCGGAAGTCCTGGTCGGTGTTGACGATCAGCCCGGCGCCGCCGTAGAGCCGCCCCCAGTAGAGGGCATGCTTGATCGCCGAGTAATCGGACCGTGAGAGATCCGCGCAGGCGTTGTAGTTCACCCAGCCGCCGATCGTCTTGGCCATCTTCTTGAAGGCGCTTCGGGGCTGGGTGCGCTTCATGGCGCGCTGCAGGAGCGCGGCGTCCTCGGCGTCCAGGTCGGCCGACTTGATCTTCACGCCGCCGCGGAAGGCGTCGTCGACCGGCTGGCAGACCACCGTCCGGAACAAGCCCTGGCTCATGTACGAGTACGAGAGCAGGATCAGGTTGAGCGAGACCGGCGTGTAGGCGTTGGAGTTCGCCAGCGTGTAGGGCTGCGAGATCGTCGAGAAGGCGCCGTTCTGGGGCGCGCCGGCGAAGACGCCGTTGAGGAGGCCGTTCAACCCCCATGGCCCGTAACCGTTCGGGCCGGCGTTGTTGCGCTCCACGTCCTCGCGGATCGAAGCGATCTCGCGCTTGAAGCGCTGGACGATCAGCTCGGGGGATTGCCGGGCCTCGCGGCCCAAGTGGTCGAGCACCGTCCCCAGCCGTTCTTCGGTTTCAAGTTTCATCACATGGTCAATCGGGCGGAACCCGTTCTTGCACCCCCGGGGATTGTCCGTCAAGCGTCTTCCCAATGGACCCACTGCAACCCGTCGCGGCAGCCGACCGTGACCCGAAGCTCGTCTTCATCGGCATCCCCGCGGCGGGCGACCCCCTCTGGTCGACTGCGCGCGTTCTCGCCTCGCTCGAAATCGCCCCCAACGACAAGGGCCTCCGTTTCATCATCCGGAAGGTCGGGGGCCAGGGGGTCGCCAAGGCCCGCAACATCCTGACCTACATGGCGCGCTGCTCGGGGGCCGGCGAGATGGTCCTAGCGGATTCGGACGTCAAGTTCGGGCCCGAGCACGTCTTCCACATCGTCGAGCACCCCGACCTTTTCGTCGGCGCCCTCTATCCGAAGAAGCAGGTCCCGTTCTCCTGGGTAGGGGAGTTCGACTCCGCGAACCCGGCCGCCATGCACCCGCGGGGCCTCTGGCCAATGATCTCAGTGGGCGGCGGCTTCCTGAAGGTCAACCTCGAGGTCGTCGACTCGATGATCGAGGAGTTCCCGGAGCGCGGCTATGAGAGCGACGAGGAGGCGGCCGTGGTCGGCCTCGTCAAGGGACAGTGGATGCACGACCTCTTCGGGATGGGGGTCATCAAGGATAACTGGTTTGGCCGCGAGTTTCCCCGCTACATCACCGAGGACTACTACTTCTCGCAGCTCTGGCGCCGGATGGGCGGGAAGTGCTGGGTGGATCCGAACTGCCAAGTCGGCCACGTCGGCCAGATCGATTACCTGGACCTGGTGGCGCTGATCGAGTCCGAGAAGCAGAAGGCCGTCCAGGCCTTCATGGCGACGATGCCGCGGCCCCATGTGAACGGTGGACGCCGGTCGGCGTTCCAGCCCCCCCGGCCGAAGCGCGGAGCCCGGCGGCCTACTTGACCCCCAGGACCTGGAGGATCGAGATTCCCTCGCCGAGCAGGTTCGAGACCGCCTGGGTCATGGCGTCGACGGCGTCGTCGTGCTCGTGGGTCAGGTCCTGCGAGAACGCCGAGCACTCGGCGAGGAAGTCCGGCAGCCAATGGGCGGAGTGGATGTCGTTGTCGGCCGGGATCAGGATCATGCCGGTCTCGATGTAGGCCAGGATGTCTGAGACGCGCGCGGCCTTGTCCTTGACGACCTGGACGGGCGTCGCCGGGATGCCGGCCTCGTTGAGGACCGAGATGACGCCCGGGCCCGCCACCGTGTCCTCGATGAGGAACCGGCCGACCGGGTAGTACTGCTGGGCGTCGTTGTGCTTCTTGTAGAACGGCACGACCGCTTTGATGAACTCCGCGGTGTTGCACTGCATTTTCATCTGGTCGAGCAGGTAGCATTTGCCGCCCAGCCGGCCCCAGCACTGGCAGACCCAGTAGTCGTTCTCCTGGCCCTTCTTTAGGGCCAGGTCGGCGCTCAGGATCTTCTCCTCCCAGAGGAGCTCGTAGTCCTGGTGGCGGGCGAACTTGTCGGTCGGGATCATGTTGCCGCCGAGCGCGATCGGCTCCTGCTGGTAGACCGAGGCCAGGACGAAGCGGCCGACGCGCGTGCGCTGCAGCTGCTCGTAGCGGTCGTCCGAGATCGTCTCGGGGA